GCCTACAGCCTGAGCCGCTGTAATTGCGGCTTGGATGCTGGAATAATTATCTGCGTTGAAGATAGGAAAGCCGCCCAGGTTCGCCAGCGCCCCTGCTGCTGTACTTGCACTCGTGCCGCCCTGCTTAATGCTGAGCACTGCGGGCGACTGCGCGCTGGCCAGCATCACTGAAAAACTCAATGTTATGGCGCATATTATCTTACCGAAAATAAATCGCATAAACGCTGTCTCCTGAAGAAGTCGAGAATGTCAGAGTTACTACTGCGCCCGTAACGCTGTAGTCAACACCAGATCGCTGCACCTGGCCGTTGTAGCAAAAGGCCAGCAGCAAAGATGGAACGTAACTTAGGGTGTACGTATTGCCGGGGAATGCCCCAGACGGCGCCTCGTTCATGAAGCTAGCAGCCAGCACGGAGCCTAGATTAGCGATGGTAAATGACGCTACTGACAATGCTGGGATCGTCACTGAACCGCCGAAAATAAGATCAAGAAGATTCCAGTTGTAGTTAGTAGGCACCTGCCAATTAGGTTGGTTGAAGCCTGGCACCTGTAGGCCAACATTCGGCGTAGTGGTCTCACTTGGCATATTCGTGGCCTCCTAGTAACCTACCGCGCGCCAATAGACGCCCGATATACTTATGTAAGTTGAGCATGTAAACTCAGAAATAGAGTTTATCTGAACACCAACTTGATACTCTGTACTTGAAGAAGACGTTACTACGACATTTACAGATGCTAAGTTTGTAAAGTTTATAGGAAATGTGTCAGAAATAGTGAGGCCTGACGTCATATCCAAAAAGCCCCATTGTTCAATTTTTCCGCTCGAATCTTTTGACCAAAATCTAGTGCCGGAACGATCGGAGCCATATGTAATACTAGGCGCTGTGGGAAACAGTGGCGCCGCAGGCCGTAGAATTGAAGTAGCGTCGGCTACAAATATCTGAGTGCTTACGCCAGCGGAAGCCGGCTGTGTTGCAGCGGCGCCGAATCCGGTGCCAAATGTAACAGTATGCCCGCCAGCTAAGTCTTGAGCATACATAACAACATACACTTGTCCAGGAACTACTCCACTGGCAGACACCGTAGTAGTTCCCTGCAGCGATATAGCAAACGCCTGGAACGATGCCGCATTCAATGTAACAGATGATGCCCATACCAGTGTTTGAACTCCGCTTCGCAAGTCGGCAGTCGTCAGTATGTTGGACAGTTGAGTAACTAAGACAGCGTAGTTGGAGTCAGATATACTGAAGCCCTTATTAGCCATCATCTGAGCTAAGCCGGCCGCAATGACAGAAAGCTGGTACAAGGTTTTGTTAGCGGAGTCAGACGGCCAGATGCCGTCGACTCCGGCCCCACCAATGCGCGTCGTGTCTGCTAAGTACGCTGCATCAGTCTCTTGGTTAGCCTGTGATGAATTGAAAACAAGGATATTAGTTGTTCCTGCCACGGTTGCTCCTACCTACCACCAAGCGTATTGAACGTTGTCAATCGTGAACGACATGTGCCCTGCAGCAGCGTTTAAGTCTTGCTGCACCTGCAAGCACGGCCCTGGAGCCCAGCCAGCGATGTAAGCTGGAACATTCTGCATGCCGGTTGATATTATGAATAACACCCCATCCAACTGGATGGAAACGAATGAGAACAACCTGGTTGTTGTGTCGAATTTGTAAGTGAACACAACAGCATGAGCTACACCAGGAGTTAGTGGCCCTGGATTGAACCCGCAGTCCACCCAACTCTGCGCGGCGTTGACAATTTGAAAATGTCCGCCCTCTGCGTAGTTCAATTGGCAACTGCCATTGTAGTTGTAGCCAGCTTCTGAAAGAATCGTATCTATTTCAATAGCTTGTGCATAAGTGGCGCACGCTGCATCAACAGTGAGCGTAAAACTAAGTTGCAGGTTGCCCGTATTTGTCAGGATAGGCCGTGGCGGCAGGTACGCCATCCAATCGGCGTAACCGCCTGGCACGGTAGAACCGCTGCACGCCAAGGTAGCGGCTGTGACTGGATATGTGCCCTGCGTAAATGAGTAAGCAGTTGGCGGAACTCCGCCGATAGCGGCGAAGGTTGTCGGCGGCGTAGTTACCGGCGGCGTGCCGGACCCGGCGATGTGCAGGCCCCATGTTGAAAGCGTCTGCAAGTTAGGTGTGTCGTACTGTATAGCAGCGGTGACCACGACGCCGTATGACACTTGCAATGCTGCATTATAGCTGCCATTGCCAGCTTGATTTGCCGCCACCACCACTGTACCCACTCCAGTTATGGTCAAGGCGTTGCCGAAGACTGTACCAGGACCTGATATGACACTAAAGGTAATACCCAAACCTGAGCTCGCCGAAGCTGAAAGAGTGATTGGAGAAACGCCGTTCACAACCGGCGATGAAGGCGGCGTAAAGGTGATGCTTTGATTCAAAAGCCCTGGCGTGGTCGACGTGCCAGACCAGTATCCGATGTCGAAGCCAGCCACAAAGGCGTCATTAAGATCAAAGCCGAATGCTGGCAGCTTACTCATATTGAATAGATACTCTACGCCCTCTGGCCGCGGAACTATTAACCCATTCTGAACTATGCCGGTAGTTGCATCATTCACAGCAAATCCGCAGATCATATCAATAAGCAGCGAGGATGACAGGCCGCTAATAAACAGTGTGGCCGTCATATTCTGATTATCAGCTACTACAATGCGGGTAGTAGGAAACAAGTATGCCCAGATGGCATATAAACTACCGAGTGTGCCGTCCCACTGGTTCTGAGCTATTTTTGCTTTAATGTAAGTTCTATACGTCGTGTCGTCTAGTACAGGACTTACGCCGAAACTTGGCTGGAACGGCAGTACGCGGTTAGCTTGCGCAACGGCACCCTTCGCATCCAGCTGAGCTCCGATGGCATAATCTAGATCCAAAGCAGTGTTCATCTTGACAAGACACTGGCTAATATCATCGAATTTCTGCAGCAGCATTTTCAGCAGCGCCTTTAGCTTCACTGAGTTGGCATATTGCGATGTTAACAGTGCTTGATAGTAACCTATCGGCGACGACTCTAAAGGCTCATTGCCGTAACCGCCCAGGCCATAGCCCTGCGTTCCGTAGTTCGGATTGCGCATAACCTACACCGCCGCCACGACAACATTAGGCGCTACACCCTGCGCTGCTTGATAGAACAACAGCGTCAGGTCGGCGGCCGTCGTGGGCTGTACCGCCGTTACGCTCACTGTGGCGCTGCTGCCGTACCCACCAGTGACTGCCGCCCCAATTGCGAGCGCGTAGCCAGTGCCAGCGGTCGTGACCTGCGGCTGGATGCTGGTAATACCGCCAGTGCCGTTAATGCCGCTGACCGTCACGGTACCGCTGGTTCCACCTGCTACTGTCAGTACATCGCCCACATGGTAACCAGACCCTGCAGCATCTGGTATCACGGTGAAAAGCCCAGTGGCAGTTGTACCTAGCGTGACACTTTTGATAGAGAACTCTGGCTGCGACAGATTAGGTGTCATAGCTAGTGCAGCGCCGTATAGTGCTGAGTAAGTGATCCCCTCGCCTATAGCCAGTGAGTTCAAGTAGTTTACTAACGCCGTCTGAATAGCCGCCAGAGTGGTTGAGGTGAAACCGCTTAACCCATGCACATACATGCCGACGTACGGTTGCACATAACTGGGCCGGTAGTAGCTGATGGTAGCCTCGTAGCCGGTAACTGGGTCAGTCACGACTACAGAAGTAGTTCCATTGGTAAGGCACCCAATAGTCTTCTTACCGTAGATAGCAGTGGCCACCGCCAACGGCAAGCCGCCTTCAACCACCATAGTGATAGAATGCGCCGGATTGCCCCACGGACTATCAACGGCGCCGGTGGGGTTCTCTATAGAAGTTCCAGGACCACCAGGCGTCGGATAACCCGGAGCCACGCGAGTAACACCGCTAACTGCCAAGATAGAGGCCACAGTGGCGGCAGTAGGAGTCACTGAAGGCAGCGCCACTGAGACAGCTTGACGCGCCCGCAGAGCAGAGTCTGCTTCCACAGCAGTGCCTGGTGTAGCGGCTGATGTGTTACTTACTGACGTCCACCCATTAGTGGGGGTGGCTATGATGTTAATAGTTCCAGCTTCAGCCGTGACATTACCTGGCGTTGTGCATACAACTGTAACACTCGTAGTTCCAGTCGCTAATGGCGTGGACGTCGGCAGTGCCCATAGATTACCGCTCTGATCTTGCACAAAAGCATTCGTAAGTATGATGTCGGCTGTGCTAACGCATGCCACTAACGCGGTGGAGTATGAAAATGGCAGCCGAGCCAGGCCATTCATTTTTACCACACGGTCCAACCCGGTTCCAACGGCTGTCAATGGCGACGCTTGGTTGTAAGTTAGCTGCAAGCCGGCATTTGTATCAGCCTGCTTGAGCGATATGATGGACAACAATTGATAAATTGCAGAATCCGGACCGACGTATTGATTAGCGCCGTAGATATTTAAGTACGACTGAAGGTTGTCAGCCAGAATAGAGGCATAAGACGCCGTGGTAAGCCCGGCGGGTCCTACTGAGGGCGGTGCGTATGCGGGAGTCGACATAGTTATACATCCAGACTCGCCGAAGAGCCCGGCGTGTTGGTTACATTGATAGGCCCGAAAGCCGTCTGCGCCGAGGCGCTAAATTTGAAGGCTCCATTTTCAAATGCTGTGGCCACATTGGAAACTCCGGTAACGAATGGTGCACCCTGCACTAGCGCCTGAACCAGCGCCTGCATGGCTATTTGATTGGTCGGCACCGTCAGCCGCCCCAGCATAGCTTGGAACACCGGCAGACCGATATTGAGATTCTCCCACCACTCACCTAAAAACAATCGCAGCTGTGTAAGAATGACTTGTGTCACCGCGGCTTGGTCGGTAAGTTGCGAGTTAGGATCAAACACCGGATCATAATTGGCGTCCAGAAGCAGGTAAGTTATACTGGCCATCACGCACCCTTCAGAATGGTGGTTTGAGACGCCGACGGCATCGCCGGCCCGGCGTACCCAAGCCCAGCCAAGAATGGTTGTATATTGGTGATGAACCAACTAAGCCAGTCCGAATTGACAAGAGCGAGCGGCGTTCCGCCGGTGTTATACACGGCCACGTCCGGCGCCTCAAGGCTGATGGTGCCAGCAGAACTAACCTGTGCGTCACCGGTGGCGTTGATCTTCGCCGTGCCTGTGGTGGTTACCTGCACGGCCGGCGCCGTTACAGTTACACCGGCTTCGGCTACATCTATGACAACAGTTCCATCGTCACTCCGCAGTTGCGCGGATGTAGTGGAGTAGCTCGATAGCAACCGTTGCTGGCTCCATGGGCCGGGAATGCAGAAGGCGTCAGACAGGTCGTGGCGACGCAATTCAAATTGTACATTCTGCCACCCGCCATGGGCCCACCAAGTGTCGATACACAGGTCGGCGAATACTACTAGGCACTCGTCACCAGCTTTTATCGGCAGCGTTAATGAGAAGCCGCCGCCGCGCGGCAGCACCACTGGCACGTCCAGCAGCTGATGTATCGCCACGTCGACTTGGCCAGCAGGGTCTTGCATGCGTTCCATCACCGTCAATTGCACCATGACAGTCTGCTTGACTGCATCGAACTTTGTGATGAGACCAGGCATAGCCACGCGCATGTCACACGCTGCTTGATGCAGTAAGTCAGTCCACTGAGCCGTGGATGCTGCACTACGCGCCTCTGGCGTGAGGTTAGTGGATGAGGCGGAGTTAGACGCCATAAACATTAGCCTCCAGTCAAGAATATGCCACGCAGGGCATTTTGTGTATATTTACGCGTGTAACCTAATACATCAGTTTGCCACACATTGCCGCGCGTATCACCGCGATGGTGAACCTCTGCCACCACATACTGCCCATCTTGAGCTAGTGGCATGTATGGACCTTGAGGCATTTGCCGCGTCAACTGTATTATCACAGCGTTATTGATAGCTACTAACAACGGCGGCATCTGCACCTTGAGTCGAGGGTCAAGCAACACACTGAATTCCACACCGCAGTCAGTCTGCCGCGGCGTGCCTACAATAGTATAGGAAGTGGTTGTAGACGGGGCACTACCGGTCCAGTTAGCTGGTAATGGCGGTGAGTAGGTATAAGCTGGTGCGTCAGTTCCAGAGTCCAGTGGACCGATGGCGTAACCTTTAGGCGCCTTGAACCACTGCATGTTGTGAGTATCTGCTAACTGCCCAAAATACTTGTCGACGCTGCCAAATATAACCTTGCCACGCAGGTACTTAGTATCACCTAGCGCGGACGGTAGTGGCGCTATTGCTTGCCCGCTTATAGCCGTCAGCATCTGAGCTACTACTGTTGCCTGCGTTGTGTTTTGCGCTTGATTGAAGTTAACACGCCGTGCTATGCGCGGGTCGGTGGCTAGGCAGTGGAACGTCATCTTGAGGTCAACGACATCTTCACGTGTCAGTAGCACCTGCATTACAGCACCGCTCCAGATAACCTGCTGGTTACCGATAGACTGATAACCAGCGCTAAGCGTTACCCATTGAGCGTTAGTTAGCGCGTTCTGTATAGTAGCGTCGTCGCAGTTGTATACCGATATGTCGGCGAACCACCAAGGCGATGGAATAGCAGTCTGATGTACGTCGAACGTAATGCGCAGGGCTTCCGGCTCCCACGCGCTGCTGGACAGCACTGCGCCAGGCGAGCCAGACCCGTCAGGCGTGCTGTAAACGGTAAGCGTGTAGGCGCGGCCCCAATATGGCGTGGTGGATGCCAATGGCGTAGTGCTCATGACGGCGTGTCCCCCCAAACCAACAAGAAGTCAGAACCTAAGTCATTCGCGCCTGGGTAATCAGCGTCAGAACTGCCAACATTCAGCAAGTAAGCGCTACCGATGGCAAGATAGGCGTGCTGAGCCAGCATGTTAGCAGCTGGATACACACCTGTCAACATTGGTACTGAGTCAAGAAGCAGTGCACCCTGCGCGGAGTACACCGTCATTGACCAATGACCGCTCATGTAGGAGTAGTTCAGTGTAAGATTCAAAGTCAACGGTGAACCGTCCACCGTCAACTGCACAGACAGTGATTGGTTCGGCATGGAGGTCAATGGCACTATTTGATTAGCCAACGGGTTCCTCCGCACTAGCGCTGCTAGATAGCGTGCCTGAGCCGATAACAGTTGGAGCAAGTGGATTAGCCGTTTCACCAAACTGCGCCGTTTGCGATGCCGACAGCGGAGTGCTTGTAGTAACACCGCTGCTGGTCAACTGCGTGGTCTGCGGCAGCGCACTGGCGGCTACCTGCTGCACATTGGCGATGAATACCTGCTTGAAAGTAACTCGACACCGCAAGCTAGTCTTAGTTTTGTTGGTCTCTTCCGGCGCGATGGACTCAACCATCATATTGGAGTAGACTTTCAACCGAGTGCCAAGAGTGACTAAGACCCGCCCTGTAACCCAGGAACTTATCGTGGCAAAGGCATTGACGCTCTTTGATGGCTTTGATGATACAGCCGCGCCTACCCACGGAACTGCGTTAGGCGCGTATGAACTAGTGTACGCGGCCATAGCATCAGAAATTCCTATATCAAGGGTTACGCGGGCCGGCATGGCGTAGGCATGGTCTGATATGTTAGCGCCAGTTTGTACTGGATGCTCAGTGATGTGTGCTTCTTGCTGATGCTCAACACGCATGACTGCGTCTGGAACGTACATCTGCGATGTCGTGCCGGATGCTGTCATAGTCATCACGCCGCTCGCGGACGTGGTGGTAGTGTTTGCTGGCGCGTTCTGTGAACCGCTGATCAGAATGTAGTACAAAGGTGACGCCTGCCACTGCGGCGGACGCCAGGGCGAACTGCTGGCGCCATTTGATAGCAAAGCTGCACCAATGATCCCGGCGGCCATTAAGCGAATGCTCCTTGGAACTCAAGAAGGTTACGCTGAGTAGCTGTGCGCAGCCCATCTAGAACACCGGCCGACACGCGCGCCTGCACCTCTTGTGGGCTAGCGTTAGGCTGGTTGATGTGAACGTTGACAGAACCAATGGTCGTGCCTGCATTGTGCTCTATCTGACGGGCATAGTTTTGCACACTAGCAGGTGGCGCGGAACCACTCTTCAATGCACGTCTCATTTTTTCTGGACCCCAGTTATAGGCCATCAATGCATTAGTAGTGTCGCCATTAAACTCACGCAGTAATTGTGAGAGGTATCTAGTACCGCCTTCTACATTTTGATTGGGATCAAAAGCATTTTCTACCCCCATATCAGCGGCGGTGCCAGGCATTAACTGCATAAGCCCACGCGCGCCCACTGGACTAACTGCATTAGGGTTTCCACGACTTTCAGTGTGGATAACAGACTTCACTAATTCAGCTGGTACACCATATTTATCTGCGATCGCTGTTAGCGCTTCATCACTAATAAACGCAGAACTCGCCTTACTGCCAGAAGAAAAAGTCGCATTTGAACTCAGTGGTTCGTTTTTGCTTGCACGATGCAGGTCGAAAATACCACCAGCGACGCCGCCTACACCAGAACCTATCGCTCCACCAACAGCGCCGCCAGTTAAGAAACCTGCCAGCATGCCGGCTGGTCCGGCAGGAATTCCGAGCATCGCGCCTATCACAGAGCCAATGGCGCTTCCGACGCCGCCGCCTACAACAATTCCAGCTAATGTGCCGGTGATTTTCAACAAATAGTGTAGAACCATCGCCAGCAAGTGCACTACCTTTTGCACAGCACTCGCAAATTTCTCAAAGGTGACAGCTCCGCTCAAGGCGTCATTACCAGATAGGACACCTACTATGTTTGTAAATAGCTCAGCAAAATCGCGACCAACTATAAGAGTATCTTTAAGTATCATACCCACATCCTTCAAGATGGGAACTAGATACTTATTGATCATCTCAGTTATTTCAGGTAGGTGGTCGGCGAACCAGGTGTTAAATTGCTGTAATTTATCTATCCATACATCAATTTGTGGTCCGAAGGCATTCAGTAAGCCATTGATCACAGACTGTTTCAAGTATTCTAAACTGACTTCCATTTGTGTTACTTGGAAGCGCAGCTCACGCGCCTTCATCATGTTCTCTTCAAAGTTAGCGGCGTTCAAACCGCCTTCCATCGTGTCCTGCAACTTCTCAAGCCGATCGGCGCGGTCCGACAGTTCTTTATCCCACGCGATCATACCAATGGGCTGACCTAAGGCATCCAGTGTGATCTTCAGTTTTTTCGCAGCGTCGGCGTTCATATACATCGTTAAGCCAAATAGGCGGTACTCTTGGTCGGCAGACGCCACTTGGCCAGCCATGGCTATGGCAGCGGCACCCACGCCGGCAAAAGCGGTAACGGCCTCAGCTTCGAATTTCAATATCGACTTGGCCATAGACGACATGCCCTGGTCCACCGAACTAACTACAGATCGCAAGGCGTCACTGAGTCTACTAATAGTCGACGTATCTACCACACCGCCCAACTTGATTAGGTATTCATCCATGATAGGCACGCCGAGTTACCTCCTTTCTTTAGACACACGCCATTCTTCTAGGCGCGCTTCATTCTCTTCTTTGACATCCAGGAATTCATGAATATCCAGTAGATCCTGCACATCGTAAGTACCGTCAAACGTCTCACATTGACGCCACAGTCCGGCGACTACCGGGCGGAATAGAAAGCCGTCAAGGTTAGGGTACGGGGCGGCGTCATCAAAGCCGCCTGCACTACCTAACCGAGAACTGCTTTCAACCCGCCCTCGTCGAAAAAATCTGACAAATTAAACATTAGTGACTGTACAGTCAGACTCATCACCAGCATTAAATTGCCGGCTATAGCTACATCAGCAAATACACCGGAGTCCGCCACGATGGGCATAGGAACCTCTGTACCGTCACCTGGGTCTTGCAGCCTGCCAATAACGGCGAGGCAATTATTCTGAATAAACGAGAATGTCTCGAAGTCCAATCCACGCAAAAAGGCAGTGAACACTGCGGCCAGGAAAGAAGTCGATGGCGCATCTCCCTCTTGCGCGGCGCCGGCGTTGATACCGGCCGCCAGTACACGAGTCAGAATGTAGCTGCCGACATTGGGCCGCATCTTACGCAGCAAATACCGCTGTCCACTGATTTCAACAATCTTAGTCTTTTGCAAATCAGCCATGAGTTACAGCCCCAATCCAGACGCCAGCGATGTAATCAGAGTCTGCACGGCGCTGCCAGTACTGACGACATCAGCGGCCATAAGAGACCAGGTAATCTTTTGGCCGTGGGCCTGATAAGACTTATCAGGAATCTTGGTGAATGAGCATCCAGTGCACTTATGTGTCGATCCGTCCAGCAGTGTCTGGATAGAGATAGTAGTTGAGGCCCACGCTGCCACCACGCCCTGCTCAGCTAGCGTCTCAGCTAAGTTGTAGGCGTTGAGCAGCTCCTTGTGAAGCAGTGACGTCTGCTGAACTTCCAGCGCGACAGTACCATTGTTGCCTGATACGTACGTAGGCATGACAGTGCCATCTGCAGCCACATCGTGCACAGTACGCTCTGACGCCATGGCGATGGTAATGGTTCCGGCGCCCACGTTACCACCAGTAAGCGGGATAGTGATACCCAGCAGCGGGTTGGCAATTACGCCGACGAGATCCTTAAAGCTGTAAGTTGTGCCTACTGACATTGAGGCTCCTTTGTTTGTTCAGTTTGTGCTTGCTACGGTCTAGAGTTGTGTGTACACAGCGATAACAAGCGATTGGACCGCTCCAGCCGTAGTTATGGCCGTGTAGATCGGCATCGCCTTGCCTGCGGCGCGGTCGCCGGCTAACTGCGCCGCATAAGGCTGTGATTGATTCAACCAGCCGTTTGGCACCGCCTGCCCAGTCGAAAGGTTCAGTACCGTCGCGCCGGTCCAGATGGCCGGTGCCAAGAAGCCGATGTTGACGGCATTGGCGCACGATGTGTCGCATGCGTTAAGCAGTAGGTGCTGCCCGCCATTGGTCTGTGGCACTGCGGGGTTGGCTTGCAGCACATTCAAGCAGCTGATCTGAAGATTGGCCACTAGCATGGCCAGATTGATCCAGAGATATGACGGCGCACCGTTAGACATGAAGCCGGGTTCCAGCAATTGTGGGCTGAAGTTGCAGTAGGCATTGAAGCCGGCACTTACGATGTTGTTGTACTGTGTCTGCGTCAATGGCTCGGCAGCGATACCAGCCAGCTGCTTATGCGCCACGGTGAAGAAGCTGCCAGCCAGGCCGGTGTTCAACCCCATCTCAACGCCCATCAAAGCGGCAGCGGCGTAAATGTTGTTGGGATACAGGCCATTCTGCGTGGTAGAGTAAACGCCCAATACGCGCATCTCCAACGTCTGCAGCTGTAAAGCGAGGTTGTTAGCGGTGCCGTTGATAATCGCCACGTCGCTGGACCATGCGTAGTAGCGCACGGTGGCCCACAGCGCGTCTGCCCACTCAGCAATTAACAAGTTATCGGAGTCACCGGGATTGTTTACGGCCAGTCCATACCAAATGCTACTGGCTGCGCGGCACGCCTGCGATGCTTGCAGCAGTGACTCACCGGCTGTGATATTGACCTTTAAGCCAGTGCCAGTGGAAGGCGACGTAGCCGCAGTCGCCAGTGTGGTGGCTGTAGTGTAGCCAGTGCCCTGCATTCCCGGAACGGTACCAACAGTCAGCACCTGCCCAGCGGCGCCGACGGTCAACACAGTCAGCGTGCCATAGCTGGCGCTGCCCTGCGTTACCGTGACGGTATCAAGCGCGTGATAGCCGCTGCCGACGAAGCCGATACTAGTCTGCGCTGCAGATACGGTAGTAATGCAGGGCGAGGCAAGCACTACCACAGTAGGACTTGTGTAAGACGCGATGGTAGTAACTAAGTTCGCTCCCGCCGTGCCAGCTCCAATCACAGTGACCGCGCTGCCTGCGTCTCCAGCCGCGAAGACAGCCGTGGCTGAGGCCAGGTAGGTAGGGTTGGTAACGGATGACATGACGCCGTCATTCACCGTGCGGCCGTCTACTACAGCAGCACCGATGGCTGTCAGGTCTTGGCGCCCAATCCAGAGAAACTCCGGTGCCGGCGTCTGGCTGAAATACACCTGAGCGGCGATGTACTCCGGGCTGTTGACAGTGAAACCGTCGCTCAGCAGGCCCGTCACGCCAGTGTACTGCCGCAACCGCGGGTTAGTGCCGTACGACGGAATGACGGCACTCGGCCCCACGAAAATTCCTTGGTTGAAGCTATTGGCCGAAGCAGCGGTGGGCGAGACAGTCACCGAAATATCGATGATGTTACTGAGAGAGAGGGGCGGCATTAGAGCCATGACTGTTTTCTCCTTAGGAGTTATGCTGTTACTGTGATGTCTGCTACTGGGTCTGACGGCGAACCGTCGTAGACCTTGATCTCCACGCTGGTTGCTATGGTGTCATTGATGGACTCTGTTATAGCTTCGTAGAGGTCAATACTGAAATCCGCGCGCGCCCACCACTGAGCGTTCAATTGTTCAGGCATGTAAGTGGGGTCGTGAGGGTCTGATAGCGGGAACAAGTTTTGCAATGCCAGTAAGCCGGTGAAGTAGTCGGTAACGAAGAGCGCTGACTTCACAGCGCGCAGGTTATCAGCGGCATTGGGCCCGTAGGCACACCACGCCACGCGCCAGCCGCGAGTATAGGCCCACAGCTCTGTAAGCGTGGTGTCGATAGTGGTCAGCGCCTGGTCACGTACTCGACTGTACTCATCGTCATGCACGGCACACTGCACAAAGCAGACGTCCTGTGACGGCGACTGAGCAAATGGCTGACCTTCAACAGGCCAGTCCACACGCACACGGCTGAAGTCGGTAGGCGGGTTGATACCGATGGCGGCTAGCGTCCACGCTTGCATGATGATGTTCATCTGCGGTACGGTCAAAGCTGAGCTGGTAAGCGTCTGGCCGTTCGGATAGACAATAGATGTTGTCATGGCGTGAGCAGCCCTTTGATACGAGTGCCGCACGCGGCCCAATCCTTAGCCACGCACTGCTGCGCGTCTTGCAGAGTGATTTTACCGGCGCACACGAGGCCGCGCGGCCCACCCAGCGTATCTTCCACCTGGTGATCTTTGATGCGTGCTTCAGTCATCGGCTGCGGCCACAAGTTAGTGAGGCAATCAGGACACCCACCAATTTCCAAGCTGATGAGGTGGTCACCCTCGACTGAGCCATCGCATTTGGCTACCCCGTAGGCAGCGCAGACTTTACGCTTTAACCCGGCGAAGTTCTTGATGGCGGCACGGATGGGGCCGGTCTTGAAGTCAGGAGCGCAGATATTCAGCTCAATGCCGTTCACAACGTACGGAGCCTTGGTGAGATCGGCAACGACGTCTGCTTTGACTGCGCCAGGAGTTGCCACAGGGTCAGGCAGTGTGTAGGTTCCACTTTGGCTGTAATGCGCCGTGGCAGGCTGCTGAGCGGATGAAGCGGTGAGGCAAAGGGCAAAAATCGTAATCGGCAGTGTAAACTTCATCCGCAAGCCTCCTCTACAGGGCCGTTCGGTGGAGCCTGGTCAGCTTCTAAGGCCTCCGTGAGGCCCGGATAGGGGAAAATACACCTACGCGGCACTCTCACGCGTGGCGAGGGCCTTCCAGTAACCGGCTCCGGGCGTGTGGTAGACCTGAAGCACGCGATAAACCTCACCGCCTGTAGCCGGGTACTGGATCTTGTCGCTGGCGGCATTGGTACGGGTCACGTAGATAGGCACCAGACTCCAGAAGCTGCGGACCTCGCTCACACGGTCAGCTTCGGGCAGCATGGCGACTTCCTTGTTGGAAGCCTGCTGAACAGGGCCGAACATCTGGATGGTGGATACAGTGCTTTGGAACCCGCCGGCCACCCATGCGCCGGTGCTGCGGAGAATGACGTATTGCTGCGGGGCGCACAGGTCGGGGTCGGAGATTACCTCTTGCATAGAAATCATACTGACTCACGTCTACTTACTTTGGCTGCTTCAAAGGCTTTCTCAAAAGTTTCACCTTTGCCAAGCCACTTCACCGTAGTTGAAGCCGCGTAAGGCCGCACACCAACTTTGTACGTGCCCCACTTTCCATAGGCTGCACGACCAGTGTAAGCTGACGCAGGCGCTTCGACTGTCGCTAGCGTACCCCATAAAGCCTGGGCCTTCTCATAAGCGGCGTGCCAGCTCATGCCTTGGTTAATGGCATCGCTTGCTTTTGTGTTAGCCTTTATCATAGCTAATCTATCAAGATCACGCTGAAGCATGCCGGCACGTGTAGATGGGTAACTGCCAGTGCGTACAGGCGGATTACTGCTGCTCTTATGCAGACCATTCCACTTGGTCTTTCCACAAAGCCCACATTTAGGAAACTTCTCGGTTGACGCTTCTGGCATCATGAAGGCATGCTCTTTAGCTGCATTCAATACGTGGTCTAGTGCTCTATGCATTCGCGCTCTTCGGTCCACTATGCCCCCCTATTTCCAGAAATGCTCGGCGATGACTATAGCACCAGCCACGAACAGCGGCCAGTACCTGTCGAGAAAACTCTGCTCACCGGCCCTCTCGCCGCTGTTGGTATCGCGGCTTGAACGAAGGTCGGCAATGTCTTTGTGTATCGTTGCAAGCTTGGCGTCCATAAGTTCCCGCGTAGGATAGAGACCGCGCTCACTGTCAATCTGCCTGCGCAGTTCATTCATGTCATGAAGCTTTGCGTCAGTTGCGATTTTTGCTGTATCAAGCGCAAGTTTTTCTAAGCGATGAGTTTCAGGATGACTAAGCTGCCAAGCTTCGACTATTGCAAGGCGCGTCTCCAACTTTGGGAATGCGTCGTGAATACGCTCAAATTCTTTTGAAAGGTGGTCTAAAGGTGTCGGCATGGCCACGCGGTTATTCCTCTTTGATAATTCCAATGATTGAAGCCCTTAAAGCCCCAGTGTCGATCAGCGGCCGGCCACTACCCTTGCGTGCGATCGTGCCAGGTGTGTTTGGTGCCCAGTGATTATCCGGTAAAGTGAACCATTTTCTAGCGGCATTCTGCCCGGCCATCGCGGCGCGCTTCATCTTCTTGACGGCCAGGTCGTGATTACCGTCCAGTGACGCCTTCACGCTGGCAGCTAACTCTCGGCTGATGATCTTCTTGTTAGTCTCATTCTCGATCGCCGGCTCGATAACAGGCCTAGCTGGAATGTGCTTGAGCGGGCTGCCTTTTGTGTGGATGAAGAGCAGTTCCGCATTTGTTACATCTGACGTAGCGGCTTTCTTCAAGCGTGCCAGCTTCTTTTTACCACGAACCTTGCCGGCCATTTCCAGAAGCTGATCGGCGCGCGCCGTAGTACCGGCAGCAGGAACACCGACATACGCAGCCAGCTTAGTAAGTCCAGCAATGCGCTTGAATAGGGCCACCGAGCCGGATTTACGGGCGATGGTGATTTGTGGGGAGGTCATACTGATTTGGTCATTTCTATGGACGATGCCAATACTGCACGCGCCATTTACCGCTAATTTTTTCCATGTAAATTGCGTAACCTTCACGTATACGTCGTTCGGCAAACTCTTTTGCTTGGGCTAGTGTGTCAAAGTATGAACTTGGTATAGAATCCTTCGCTTGTGCGTTCTTATTAGCTAGAAGACGATTAGCCTCCCTAAGCGCTGCTGGACCAGTGTAGTTTTCTTTTTCTATGAAATACGCTATAACTTCTGCGCGCTTCACACCTTCTGGTATTTGCTTACGAAGTATTTCATACACTGGTGACCAGGCATCTTTCGCCACTTTACGGTCAAGTATGCAGTCCAGTGCGCGGTGGAGCCTGGAGCGGCGGTCGGAGTCCTGCGCGAATCCGCCGCCAATAACTGTAACTTGCTCATTGCCATTCAACGGGATGGCCTGACCACCACCTTCTGGGCCAACGACAGCGCGCCCGCGTGGTTCTTCAACGGCCTTCAGCACCTTCCAAGTTTGTTTATCGCCTGGAATTTTTATACGCTGGCCCTTCTTTAGATCTTGTACGTAAGCCATCTTCTCACTCCTCCACTACATGATAAGCACAGGTCCGCCGCCAATGACTTTTGCCATCGTCGCCAATTGAATTCCGTAAGTCGTTAACTGCCACTGGCCAAATTGTTCCAGCGACGCAATTGGAGTATAGCCGACAGACACGTCACCAACACCCTTGGAAGTCTGGATGCCGCCAGCAAGTCCCTGAGCCGCGATTTGTGCGCCGCAGTGCCAAAAGCTGGAACGCCGACATACGCAGCCAGCTTAGTAAGTCCAGCAATGCGCTTGAATAGGGCCGCCGAGCCGGACTTACGGGCGATGGTGATTTGAGGGGAGGTCACTTAGTGGCTTCGCTGATGCGCAGCTCGACCCACCAATGACTCTGTGCAGCTATTGATGCGCCACCTTTGAACGGCTTCCAGACGTCACCTGTACGCATGACCCGTGCCTTAATACCGGCTGCTGCAAGAGTTGATATTGCGCGATCAGCGACCTTGTCTTCACTACCGCCATTTGAATAGAAGTAACCTTTGCGCACCAGAACATTGTCACCCTTGCGACCAACCGTGTCAAAACCATATGATGCATTGAGCACTGAAATGGCTTTACTGATTATGCTGACGGGTTTTGCATCCCGCGCCTTAGCGCCACAAGAATCTATTACAGCATCCAGCGCGCGATGGAGTCTGGAGCGGCGGTCTGCATCACGGGCCGAGGCCTTAGCAGTACCTTCAACAAGTGCCTTAGCCTGCACCTTCCACTTGTAGTTATCGCCTTCAGGACGCACGTAGATGTCACCGCCTGCGATGTCACTGCTGAAGCGCTTGAAGTCCTGACCAGCCATGCCGCCTTTGCCACCGTAACCAGCTTGAATGACTACGTGGTCACCTGGTTTGAAAGTAGAGTCTTTAGCTTCTACACGTGTCCGCATCTCCCCACTCCTCCATGAATCACTTAACGAATAAGTACCGGTCCGCCGCCGATGACTTTCGCCATCGAAGCAAGTTGCACGCCGTAGGCTGTTAATTGCCACTGCCCGAACTGCTCCAGTGATGCCAGCGCTTGGTAACTCACCGACACGTCGCCCACGCTTTTTGCGGTCTGCAGACCGCCGAACAACCCTTGAGCTGCGATCTGCGCACCGCTACTAACTCCTGGCGTTAGCACCTGAGTTTGAATCAGCCAAGTAGCATAGAGCTGATCACCGCCGACGGTAGGAACCATCAACGTAATACTAACGCCGCTCAGCACATAGTCGACACCACCAGGTCGTAGGTACTCACCGTTCTTGGTGAGCGTGCTAAGCGTGTCACCGGGAGGCTGTGCGCTCAAGGTATAACTACTGCCAGGAACTGCCCCGCTAGGAACTTCACCATGGACGGAAGACTCTAAGGCGAACCCAACCTCCGCCGCGTCGCTCTTTGCGAACAGCGTGAGGTAATGGGCGATGTACCATGCAATGGCGATGTACCATGCGTCTTGCCACCGCTCTTGCACCAGCGACGCGACGGCTAGGTTGAGGTAAAGCTGGATCACCGCAGTAGGCACAGGCGGCGCTTCATACACGGACAGAACGGCGGCGGAGGTCGTCACTAGGGCAGAGTTATTGACGGTGACGTTGCCGGCACCAATGGCTGTGATCACCGTGCCCTTGGGGAAGTTGCCAGGTGACTGCAGGAACTGTCCGTAGCTCAGGCCGGTGGTGCTAGCAACCGTGATGGTGGGGCTGCCTGCTGCGATGGAGCAACCGCCAACGGTAGTGGGCAGCCCGAAGAACTTGGAGTAAACGGAAAGGAAGTCATCCAGATAGTACGGAGGATTCTGGCTGAACACGAAGCCGACTGAGCCACCGCTGCCGCAATCGGCGAAGAATCCGTTCTCGGCGCCCCAGGCTGTCTGCAACCACAAATCAAAGTTCGGCCAGCATCCCATAATGGAGTTACTCCTTACTTCGCCAAGCCCAACTTGGCACCGCGCGAAGCGGCTTTCTTAACGGCTGGTGCTTTAGCAGGCTCAGGCTCTTCGTCCTCTAGCGCCTTGTCGTCCAGCTCGTCAGGGTCTTCGACCGGCTCTGCTGGTTCCACTACGGCGGCCGCGACAGGCTCAGGCAGAGTGAGATTGACGATACTTCCATCCTTCAAAGACAACTGGTAAGTCTGCGTCTCAGCGACCCATGCCGGAACTTGGATGGGGCCTTCTTTTGTGGGGCCGGTGACGAAGCGGCGCTCGCCGTTCTCTCCGCTGTGAAGCAGGAACAATTTGGCGCGCTTGAAGTACAGTGTGAGGAATTTTTGTTTTGACATTGGGTGCTGCCTCTCTTCTGCCTTGCTCAGAAGGCTGGTTAGGGAAGTGCTGCGCGGCGGTGATGGGGTGTCTTACCAAAGCGGCCTGCAAGGTGACCGGGATGATCTGACGCTTATAACCGCCGCGCAACTTCGTGGTTAATTTTGAGCACAAGAAAGCCCACTCGGTTGTGAGTGGGCTTGGTGGGATGAGCTTGGGGAGTTACTTCTTCTTTAAGGCGTTGGCGTGCCGACTAAACTCCGTCCGCATTCACCATAGTTGTGGGCCGCTTGACTATGATTTGCGACAAGCATCCGCAAAACATCGTTTCATAGGCGCCGCCACGACGAGTCGTGGGAACGCTCATCGCCTGTGTGCATGGCTGTGGGATTTTCAGATAGACGGCCTTTTTGTGATTACGGTAAAAGAAGGCCCTGTCCAACCCATTGCCTGTCTGCCCGGCAGTGGCTGTATTACCAATGCCCTGGCCACTGATCCAGTTGCTGGGAAGGAAGTCAATGGAAAATTTCACGCCGTGGTGAGCAGCGACGCAATTCTCTTCCACGTATTTGATGATGCTTTGCGTGACAGGCGTGCCGCCGATCGCCATGGGCGCAGTAAGGTAGGCGAATTGAGCGTACGGAACCAGCAGATGGTTAGCCATGCCCTCAGACGCATCGTATCCTGAGTTCATGACCGTCTGGTTGAGCGCCTGGTTGATGTCAGCCAGAATCTCTTGCGGGGTCTTGCTAGCCCACTGAGTCTTGCCGCTACCACCGGCGTTCACCGTATACTCTGGCACATTGGGATTGTTGATGAGGCCCGGATCGCCCAGGAACCCAGCGTAGACGACGAAGTCACAAGCTTTTACCCAGCTCGTCTCGACCGACTCCTCATAAAGCTCTTGCAAGCTGAACGGAGGCGCCTGACCGACCCGCAGCGCTGTTTCCATGCGCTTGAGATCGATCCATGTGATCGTCATTCCGAGAGCCCACGTATAGGTCCGCCAAATGCCCTTCTGAACATCCGCTGTCGCCTCGGGCAAATCGGTGTTATTTGTGCCTTGCAGCCCAAAGTACTGAGTGCCGGTGGTGGCGTAGTTGGATGCAAAAGCCGTGATGAACTCGGGGAAGCCTCCGCCTACTTCAACAGCGATGTCGCGCTTGTGCGTGACAGCCTGCAACGGCCTGACAAGGTCCGTGTCAATAAGTTCCAGTTGGCTCTGCAGGAACGCGAAGCCAGTTGCTCCGGCAGCGTCAAAAGCCCGCGCGCGACCTGGAGCCGCGCCGTGATTGCGATTGTTACGAATCATGGTAAGCTGTTCTCCTTCTTAGGCCGCGTTGCGGACCTTGATTGCGATTTCAAGCATGTTGTTGGCGTCAACGTAACCGGTGCGCGCAACCACGTTCGGCAGCGCGATAAGGTTGCTGAAAGTCAGCACGCTGGTTGCCGTGATGGCAGTGGTGAGGCCAGAGCTGAGGACGATAGTTGTGAAAGAACCGGCAGTGCCAGTGCCGCTCACGACGTAGCTGCCAGGGGCAATGCCAGGGCCGGTGACCACCATGCCGACGTATACATCCGTAAAGGTGATGCCGGTCAAGGAGGTCGCAGCCGCGGCAGCCGCGGTGATGCCGTTCAGCGTGAACAAGTCGGTAGCGACGGGGTTAGTTTCCCAGTCACCGACAAGGCCCGCAGAGACAGCCGTATTGAGGACAGCGCGTGTGTAGACCTGTGCACCGGCAGCAGGAGCGCCGACGCTGAGCAGGATGGTTCCTGCACCGCGCTCTAGCACCTCAGCCATCTGCAGGTTGGCATAACTGCCAACCGACTGAACGCCCGGCGTGCCTGCGCCGTAGCTCGAAGACCCTTGGTAAGTGAGCTGAGTCTTGACTTCACGGACGGCCATGCCGGCGAAGTAGTTAGCGATGTTGGCGGTGTTGGCGATGGTGGCGATGTAGTCCTTCACCGAAGTGAAAGCGCCGCCGCTGTTCGTGGTGCTCGGAATGATAACCGCCGGGTCGCCGAAGTTGAGGGTGTTGGTGGACGTCAGCGGCACGAATGAACGCGCCGTGATGATCGTGTCGCCAAAGCGAGAGACCGCCCCAGGGAAGCCGATATTCGGCCCAGTGACGGGAATGACCTGACCAAAAGCATACTGGGTCATTGTTACTTACCTCCTTTAGGGGCATTGTGTGCAGCATCGTATGCGGCCTGCATGTCCGCAATACGCTTGTCAGCGCCGTCACCGCCAGAATCAGCGGCATGAGCGCGGTTGAGTGGTGCGCGAGGCAGCTTGCTATCACGCGCACGGGCCGCTCCGGCAAAGCTGCCGTAACCGCCGCTGCTAGCGCGAGAGCTGCGGGTAACGCTGCTCAGCGCTGAGTTGAAAGCATCCTGCACCTTGCTGTCCTTACAACGGGCTATTACCGGCCGCATCATCTTCAGCACCGCAGCGGCGCCGTCAGCAGCGCGAGCGCGGTCCTTGGCGCGGTGCTTGTCGCCGACCGGCTCCAAGTCCTCTTCGCCCTCTTCAAGGTCGTCGTCCTCGGCGCCCTCTTCTTCTTCGAGCTCCTCAGGATCTTCGTCCTCAGCTTCAGGCTCTTCATTGCCGAGAACTTCATCCAAAGGCGCGGCATCAACTACCGGCTCATCCTCTTCCTCAAGGTCTTCGTCGCTAGCATGCGCCGGCTCCTTTTCCTCTTCAGAGAAGAACTGGCAGAGCAGGGACTTCAGCTCTTCCAGGTCAGCGTCATTAACCTTGCGGTCCTTTGCGTGACGCTTGTCGCCAGCTTCTTCCTGGTCGATGAGGTCGTCCAGGGCGTCGTGCATGGCCTTGCGTTTGCCGTCCATTACTGGTTCGTCCTCCTCGTCAAGCTCGGCATCGCGCAGCTTGCGATCACGTGCCTTGCGCTTGGCTGCTTCTTCGTCATGGTCGTCTTCTTCCATGAGCTCATTGTCGCGGGCCTTGCGGTCTCGCGCCTTCTTGTCCTCAGCTGGCAGAGGTGGTTGCTTCAGAACCTCAGCCGCCTCGGCAACGTCTTCCGGCTCTGCGTCGGCCGCGAATGCCTTAAGCATGCGTCCGAGCAAATTTTTCCGAATATCTGCCACAGGCTTTTTCTCCTTGTTAGTTAATACAGCGGTTGAGGTTTTAGACGTCGCCGCCCTTTTAATTTCAGGGTTGTTGGCGGGCGGCGCTATGGAACTAATGGGCGGTGAACTTGTAGGTTCTGGGGCGGAGTCGCCGATGGACGCCTCATTGCCAGCCCTGCCTTTAGGAACGACTGCGCAGTGATTGCCGATGATGTCAGTCTGGCAGATCCTGTCGCCGTCTTTCTCGATGGCATAGTCATAGCCAAGCGACAATTCGCGCACCTGGTTATTACGCACCTTACTGAGTAGAGGCTCGGCTGTGATGTGCACATCACCAATCATCGGCCAGTCGCCGCTATCGAGCGGCTCTTTGCCTTTGCGCACATTTTGAATATGGCCACGAGCGTAGTCATTGAAATTGTTAGGATCAATGTCGTTCGGCGGGTGACCGTCGGCAATTGGCTTGCCTTCAAAGCTGGCGAGAGTCTCAGGACGAAAGACATCCTCAGGCCTGCGATACAGGTCGATGTCGGCGTGAGGATTAGACATATTCACGCCCATGTCACGCGCGGAGTCTTGCGGCAAATCTTTTACAGCGTAAGTCTGCCACCCACTCCGCGCCAGGACAGTATCGCGTGCGATGAGAAAACCCTCAGGAGTTTCTTCCCGATGGTCACTGATTTTTGTCGTGTAATAACCGCGTGCCATATAGGTAGTGATCCCTTCGTTTGTTAGGGAGTTACTTGGTTACTTTGACGGGAAGCGGGAGGGCGTCTTTTGCAGACTTACGACTTAGCACTGAAGCAAGTTGTGCAGCGCCTTTGCCGGCCCGACCACCGTCATCCCAGCCATCCATGAAATACCACCACTCATCCGTTGGCTTTGACGTGGTAACGCACACGCTGCCCTTTTCCCAGTCGATGCTGTCACCAGAGCAGCCAGTCTGCTTAAACCCACGCGACTTCATCATCTACTCGATATCTGTAGTATCTTTACCTTTGGCGGCGTCCTTCGCCTTCTTAGGTTGAATGGACCAGGGTTCGCGTCCACTTTCTTTGGCGCGTCTAAGAACTTCTGCGCTATAAGGCTCCACCACCTCTTCCCCAGTCGCAGCATCATGAGCCACACTGACCCGTTCCCCAGCCCGCGTCCGTTCTACAGCACTTCGCAACGCCGGACCAGCAGCGTCGAATGCCTGGACCTTCCCGTTGCTGGGGTGCGCAAATTGACCTGCGTACGAACCAACGGCCTGGCGCTGGCACTCAGCAATTCCATCCCGCGCGATCTGCTCATTGCGCTGGTCACCTTTGGAACGGAAGCCTGATGCAGCAGCGCGGTAGGCATCCACCGCGCGGGCGTGGTCTTGAGCGACTTCGTGGTGCTGTGCTGCTTCGAGTTGAGATTCAGGTGTCATAGAGTCCTTTGCATGGTTTTCAAGAAAAGTGATAGCACTGTCTACTTTCTGTCCCCACGAAGAACCACTAGCATTTCGCAGAGCATTCTTCGCCTCTTGAAATGAAACGTGAATTTCAGAAGCTACTTCTTCAATAGCGTCTTCTTCACACTTCGCATCGCCGTCCTTCGCTTGTGTTTTCAAGAAACGCTCCAGATCGGCCATCTTTTCAACCTGTCGATGATCAGGGAATTTAATTGCTTTGAGCCGCGTAAGTTCCTGGCGCAGGCCTTCAGTAGCGCTTTTGGCTTGCTCTTCACTATAGGGCGGAAGAGAGTAGTCCTTTGCCTTCTTTGTGGTCTCAGCTTTGTACTCGCGCAATGCTTCAGCACGTGTTGGATAGCCGCCGTATGTTTCACCATTTAGCTTGAAGTAGTAGCCGGCGATGTTTCGGCCTATGCTAGGTTCAGCGTCCCTCCCCGGTACTTTGTACTCTTTCACCTTCTCCCCCATCTCTCTCAGCGCCTGCTCATGCGCGCGCAGTTTGTTGGTCGTATCACCAGGCTTTTCTTTTTCAAGTTTCGCCTGAATCTCTTTACGGCGCTTGAAATAAGCGTCTTCATCGGAGCGTGGAGAGTCGGTGGTGTGTGCTTTAGTGTTAGGACCAGACCCAGTCATATAGCGATCAATCATGCGCTTTACACCTTCCAACGTGACGTCGCCCTGGCCTACTTCACCAGATTTGTCAGCGCGAAATTCATGCGCACCAGTCTGCTTGATACTCCAGCCTTTATACTCACCAACTTCTACAGAGTCCCTCCCAATCACCGCAATAGGAAGCGGGAGGGCGTCATTCTGCGATTTACGCGCACTTTCTATTTGTTTACGCAGCTTCGCGATAGTCTCCGGCCGTGCATGCTGGGTAAGCGCTTCATGGAGGGCTTGCTTCAGATATGTGAGGTTGTCTTTGGCGGCGTCTTTTGCGCCGTTGCGTTTGCCGGTAGTAAGAAAATGGTCGATGGCCTTTTTGCACTCCACCACTGTGTTAGCAAAGCCGACTGGTTCGCCACTTTTTGGATCACGCGCATAAAACCGCTTTGCCACGCCGCCTTCGACGATGTCAAAGCCTTTGTAGGTGGTAACGACCTCACCCACGTCCTTCCCAATCACCCCAACAGGGAGCGGGAGGGCGTCTAAACCGCGATTGGCATGTCCATCAGGCGTGGTGTCTGGGATTCCTTCTTTGCGCATGAACGTTTTCAGCGCAGTCTTCGTGCCTTTATTAAAAACAGTGTACTTCTTTTTGCGACCGTTCATATCAGGGGCTTCAGTGGTTACGCTCCAAGAGCCGTCACTGTTTTGCTGAATGTCATACTCTTGGCCCTTGGTACTGCGTGCCCAGTAGGAGTCGTCCTTCGCCTTCCCCACAGGAAGCGGAAGGGCGTCTTTTGCGCTGACCTTGTTCAGCGGACCCTTGAATGTGCGGCCCTCTTTGTTCTTGATGAACACCGTACCGCCCTCTATCTTTGTGATGATGCCTTCAAAGCCTGCGCCGCCCTTCACTCCAAAACCCAGGTGAACTTCGTCACCGACTGCGAACTCACGATCCTTCCCTTCGGCCTTCGACAAAGCAATGGCGACAGCCTGCTTCTTCGGCTTCCCAGCTTCTTCCTCAACCTTGACATTGTGCCCGATGTTCTTCTTTCCAGCAAGTAGCGGCATGGCGGTAGTGCTCCTTTGGTGTCTCGAGTTGTGCGGCCGTGCCGCTGTGTGCTTCAGATCCTAGCTACTAAGAATGCATCGGCGAAGTGCCTTCTGGCGCCTCGGTGAAATCCACATAGAACACCTTGCCAGGTTTGAAGGCCTCAATTACCGCGGGCACTGTCACAGTCATTTCGATCTTGCCGTTAGGCGTGGCCTCGGCGAAACGCTGATCCTCTGGCAGCTTAGAATCGTAGCACGCTTCAAGAGTCACGTTGACGTATGGACTGCCAGACGCATAGTGAGTAACGTGGTCGACAACAAACTTTCCTCGAATCATTTCGTGCTCCCTTTTAACGAAGTGAATTACTCTGCACTGTCAAGAATTTTCTGCAGCTCTTCGATGGTGGGCGGTGGCAGAGTTATGTCGCGCGCGCCGTAGTTGGCAAGTGAAGCTGTCACATCATCGATATGCAAGCACTCTTTCAGATTAGGGCAAGGATCGCTGGGCGATGTGGCCGCGATACGACCATTGCAAAAATCATTACCGGCTGTGGCATCGTACAAAACGCCGACAACCGGCGCACCATAACTCGGCAGCAAAATAACCTTGTCGCCATTCTTTGCTTCTCTACCATTCTTGTAATGCATCAGTGCATGTTCCTTTCATACCAGGTAAGGTCCGGCTTCGGCGGAACCCTAACGCCGCCTATCACAGGTGGAAGTGTTGGGTGCTTCTTAGTGCTAGTCTTTACCTTCATAGCACTTAGTGCGCAGTGCCAGTAGTGAGGCTGACGGTGGAGGTGCATCCTGGGACGCCTGTCATCATTGCGATATAGGTGAAACTGCCAGTGTGAATGTCTACCACCAGCGCCTGTCCTGGCATGACCACGGTGCCGTTGGGATTCACCACAGTTACTGCGCTGCTCGTGCCCAGGTTGAAGTACACCGGCAGGTTGCCCACGTTCTGGATAAGCAGTACGGTATCAGTGGAGACCGTGGTGCCAGGCAGTAGGACGGCCGCGGTGGTACTGCCTACACTTGTGCCGATGGAGGCGTCGATGGTGAGATAGTTGAGTGCCATGCTAGTTTGTTACCTCGAATTTCCGAAATGTTCTGTAGGCTTTGCGTTGTTGATAAAGCGCTTCAACTGCTCAATACTTGAAGCAGTAATTGTTTTGCGTCCAGGTGCTTCAGCTTTCCATTGATAACTGTCAGGCATACGTGTACATACGTAACCGTTGTACTCTGTATGGGCGTCCTTCGCCCCAACCCTATGCCCGGAACCCGCGCAGTGCGGCCCGGTCGGGTCTGAAACACCGCGGCCAGCTTTGTCATGGAGCGCCATCTTGCCGGCGGAGTTAGTGGAGACCAGCTTGCGGCACGTGGGGCACTGAACTGGGTTTGGAAGAGCGGAGTCCTTTGCCGCGGCCCGAATTTCAGCGGCACACTCAACTGCTTCTTGTGCCAAATCAGGCCGCTCGTATTTGATGTATTGCACAACTTTGTCAAGTTGAGCGTATGGCGTTTGCTCGAGAACTCTGAATACATCCTGCTTACGAAGCTTCGCGATGTTATCGGCAGCCACTTTAATCGCGAATGCTGGATCAAAGTCCCTCGCACGAGAACTCCCGCCCTTCGCATCCAGCACCCGGTCCAGGGCTTTGTGGAGGCGGGCGCGTTTGCTGGATGAAGAGTCTTTGGCCTTCTTAGGCAACTCCGTCTTCAGTTGCGCGATCTCACGCCGCCAGCCCAGCCGCTCTGCCGGTGAACCTTCGCCGTCGATAAGACGCTGTTGCAATTTGATGATCTCCAACTCCAGATCACTTGGAATCTTTGCCATCCCGTCCTTCGCCTTCCCTCTCAGTGCTTGCTGTGCCGTCTTCAGCAGTTGAACTTTCTGCGCTTCGCTGCGCCGCATGAATTCTTTGATGTCGATACCGAGAGTGCTTAAGAGGTCAGTCATGGAGGGTTTGGTCTCGAGGGCAGAGTCTTTCGCACGCGCCCACTCAGCCTTTATCTTCAGCAGACGCTCCAGTGCTTCAATCTGTGCAGAGACTCCTGGAGTATTTTTGATTCTAAGATTGTTTATTCGTGCTTGCAATTGTGCTGGAGTAGCCCGCGCAATAGTGGTGTCTTGGGCGTGTTTGCGGAGCGCCTTAGCTTCACGTACTAAGCTAACGATGGAACCATGCGTGGCATTGTAGGCTGCGATTGCCGGACCACCTTGGCGCATCCACTCTTGGCGCTCAAGATTGTCATCAATATCATCGTGCT